TTAGTTCCTGAAAAACTATTTTGCACCTCATTAATCAAATAATTTGACACTTCTTCTTCTAATAGTGCGTAGCTTAAAGCCCCTTGATAATCAACGTAACTAAAATACTTCATTCCTAACGAATAAGGCTTAATGTAAAGTATTTCTATTTCATCGTTTGAAAAACCAAAAGCACTAATTCGTTTAGGTGCATACTTCTTAACATCTTCCCAATTATCAGAATAATAATACGCTTCTATTTCTCCGTCTTTATTGCACTTTTCAGGTGCTAATAACTGAACTGGTATATGGTAAGCCTTTAAAATCTTTTTATGTGATTTGTCGTAATGAACTTGTATTGCACATTGTCCTAAAGCCTTTAATTCAAAACATAACTTTCGTAAGCAATCCTGATTAAATAAAGCCATCATTTGAGCGTACTCGTTTGGCTTTCTATTAGCGTCTAAAGCAAATAACCCACGTCCGTAAATTAAACGGCTTATATTGTTTATAATTGCGTTATTGGTTGTTGAATTTTTGTATCTATCTATAAGAAAAGTAAAATAAGAATTTGATTCCCCGTAAGTAACCCAATCTTCTCGTTTGGATTCTACTACTTGAGGTGGTTCGTATTTTGCTAAATTTATAACGTGAAAATTATTCATAAACTATAAAAGTGTTTGTTGTCGAATTACTTACATATTGACCATTATTAACTGAGAAACTTACTATTGGTTGGTCGGTACAAAATACCTTACCTCTATAAATTAAATCTCCGTTGTTAAATAATTCAACATTATAAAAGCGGTTTTCTATTAAAGCGCACTCAACGTTTAAGATTTGATAGTAATCTTTATCCACTACGCTATCAATGTTTATTGTAACAGGGTCGTTTGTGCTATCGTCCGTAAATATCAAAGTGTCAAACGTTGTAGAACGTGGCACGATAACCAATGGCTGAGGGCTTAAAGTTGTTGTTAATACGTTCATATAATATAAACGTTTGTTTCGTGTTCTTGTTTCTAAAAACAAAAAACCCCACCAATTTAGGCAGGGTTAATCTATGCTTAGAGAAAAGAAATTTCTAAGAATCTACAATTGTTGCTCCGTTCAAAATAGTTGAAGCCAAGTCGCTTTCACTATTTGTGTTTAAGAAGTTAGCAGGCAAATTTTCCATTCCTGTAAATGTCAAATTATAACCATTAAAATCTCCCATTGCAGTTCCTGAAGATACGGTTCCTGCTGTTACGTCACAACCTCTTTGCAAACCTGCTATAAAAAATTGATTACCTTTTGTTCTTACAATAATGTGAGGACGTCCATAAGATAACAATTTAACAGTTTTGTGTGTTATAGCGTCTTGCTTCTTTAATTGAACGGTTAAAACTTGCTCAAAAAATGTAGTTCCATTATCTCTTGAAGTTTGGATTGTTTGCTCAAAAGAGTTAGCACCCTTCAATTCATATTTATAAATAGTAGTAACGTTAGCAATATCTGAAATCGTGTCTTCATATCCTGCCGTTACTGAATAAAGAACGTCTCCACCCAAAGTTGTAGGGTCAGGGTTGAAGTCTCCGTAGTTAATAAAATAGATAGCGTCAAGTCCACTTACTGAGTCTTTACACGCTTCTAATCTTCCATTTGCTATATCACAGCTCATATTTTTATTTTTTTAGTGTTAAACAAAAAAGGGAAGGCATTTGACCTCCCCTCGTATTAGTTTTTAGTTTGATTAAATTCCGTAAGTAACTACGTCAGAAGCGAAACCATATTTAGCATCTGCAGTAAATCGCATAACTACTCTTACGTTTTGAGAACCGTCAAGGTCACCCATATCCAAAACTCTTACTTCGTTCATATCATTCATTAATCCTGTAGCAAAATACAAGTTAGAAGTTTGAGCAAGCAAAGCAGTGTTAGAAGCAAGTCCGTTAGCTAAGAAAATACGAACTCCGTCAAAGTAAAGGTCGTTCAAAGTTTGGTTAGTTCCTTTGTTATCGTAACCGTTAGCACCTACACCGTTAGCAGCAAAACCACCCAAAGCACGAACATAAGCTCTATAGATGTTAGAAGAAACATAAAGAGTTAAATCCTCTTTTCCGTACAATGCAGCAGGAAGAGCGTCAATCATTGAACCTAATTGTGCAATAACGTTAGTAGCGTCTACAGTTGTACCTGCGATTTTTTGACCTGCAGGCAAAGATGCGTCTACGTCTAATTGTGTCATAATACCTGCGAATTGTCCTGCAGTTGCATTAACACCTTGCCAAATAGAAGTTTCCATTCCTGCAGCAACTTTCTCAGCAGCGTGAGCAATTAAGAAATCAGCAAATGATTTAGGCAATACGTCGAATGCAGAATAACCCATTTGAATAGCATCCCAATCTGAACGGAAGTCAGTTTTACAAAGTTGTAAGTTAACTTGGAATGTTTCAGGCTGCAAAATTTTCTCAGTAAGTGTAACTGTTGAAGTTGGGTCGAAATCACAAGTTGCGTTTCTGATAATATCATCTGTAGCTACTCGTTTGATAACTTGCTTGTACTTTACGTTAGGCATAATAGTAATTCCGCCTTTTTCTAAAGTTGGAGCAGACAATAAAGCTGCAGCAATGTACTTACCTGCGAACTCGCCAGCGTAAGTAGTTGAAATTGATGTTGTTGTACTCATTTTATTTTAATTTTTTTAATTTATTATACTACTGTTAATGTAATTGCACCTGCTGATGTTCCTAATCCGAAAACATACCAGTTAGTACCATCACAATTTAATTCTACGAAATCTCCGATTGTGTCAGCAGAAGCAGAAAAAGTAATTGTGTTTTCATCCGCACCCGGTACGTTTGTGCTGTTTACGATAACACCACCTTGAATTTTGTTTGAAGCCGCTTTAATAGTCCAAGCAGTTGTAGCAAATAATGCACCTACGATGAACTTATAATAATGACCTGTTGCATCAGCAACCGCAGGTAATGTAATTTGCGCTCCTGCAGCAGCGTTAAGAATAAATACTTTACCGCTATCCTCAGCAGTTAAAGTTGCTGCACCTGTCAATGTTTCTGAAACACCTACTTGGCGTAATACATCGTTAGATACTGAAATTAATGTTGTACTCATTTTTTTTTGTTTTTAAATTATTACTTGTTTAGTTTATTTAATACGCTGTCCATAATTGAACGAGGTCTTTTAGAAGCTAATCTTACTCTTTCAACTGGGTTCGTGTTTTCGGGGTTAAATGAAATAGGCTTCGGCTCCTCGCTTAATTCTACTTCTTCTACTTTGTTTAATTTAGATAACTCAGCTTTCAAAGTTTCGTTTTCAGTTTTTAATGCTTCTATTTCAGAGAAGAAAGTTTCTTTAACTACGCTTTCAATAGTTTTCTTTGGTGCTGCAGTTTCTTTTTCCGCTTCTACTTCAATTTCAGTTTCTGTTTCAGGTTCTTCAACTTCTACTTCTTCTTCCATTTTCTCTTTCACTTCTTTAACGATACCTTCGTTTTCGATAACTAAAATACGTCCGTCTTCCATTTCGTACTCACCTACAGGCAAAGGTATTTTTTGCTCATCTTCGGTAACTACAAAAACTTCCATTTCGGGTTCGAATGACTCAGCTTCGATAACTGTTACTCCGTCCATTAACTTCATTTGTTCTAACTTTACTTCCATTCCTAAAAGTGTTCGAACTTTGTTTAAGATTTGATTTGTATTCATTTTTCGTGTTTATTTATATTGATTGATAAATTTTGTCAATCGCAGTTAATAACGATTTATATTCAGACATTTTTGCTGCGGATTCTTTTTTCCAACCTCCATAACCTGTATCTCCTAACCCTAATTTTTTTGCTTCTACTTCAAGTTGTGTCATTAAGTCAACTGAATTTTTTGAATTTTGATAAGCAACTCTAACGCTATCAATATATTTTATAAAAGAATTTTTAGCAGCATTTTTAGTTTTTTCAACATTATCTTTTAAACCTTTATAAGCTGAAAGGCTTGCTTTAATGTCATCTGCTAACGCTAATTCAACTTCGTGTTTAGCTAATTGAGTTTCCTCTTTAAAGAGTTTGTTGTAAACTGTCTTTCTTGTGTTCATAGTTATGTTTTAAACGATTAATAAATTACGCTGTTACTTTTTTATCCGTTTTGACGTATTGTAGTTCTTACTCCGTTTACGTCAGTTGTCGTTACTTGTTGTGGTGTTACACTTGCTGTTTTACCAATTCCTTGAGCGTGTAAAGTTCCGTCACAACATTTTTTTGAGTAAGTGTTGTCATCACATAAACAACCCCTACGACCTCCCTTAGGACTTGCTTTGCTAACTGTTCTTTGCGACATATTATTTATTTCTTATTTGTTATTTATTTCTTATTTGTTCTAATTTTCGTTGCGCCCATTCAATACCAGCATCACCACCCCAAGCTAACCACATTAAACGTCCGCATCCATCACCAAGTTCTCTTTGTGAGTTTTCTTTGTGACGTGCAAAACTTGCCATTCGTGCAATAGTTTCTTCGCTTATATTTTCTCCGTTTGCTAATTGATTTGCTCGTGCTTTTCCTACAGGAGTACCGCAGTCACCCCATCCGTTTTCCTCAGCGTATCTTAAAGCTATCTTTGCGTTTTCGCTTGCTTGTTTAGGGTAGTCGTTATATGTTTCTAATTTAGTGTCAAGAATTTCTTTAAGAAAAGCTATTGTTTCTTCTCGTTCGTTTTTTTCTTGGCTCATTTCGTATCTATCCGCAAAATATCCCTCTATTGAAAAACCTTTTACTTTTCCGTCTTTTACGTCCTTCCAAACATCTTCGTTATTTACCTTCATTGAAATCATCCAAGTTCCTTTCGGTAAATTAAACCCGTATTTAACAGATTTGTCGTGAACCTCATCTTCGATTAACCAACTTTCTACAACACTCATACCTTTTAACTTTTGGTTATGTTCGTAGGTAGCATTGTTTTGATTAGAACGCATTAAGAATAATTCAGAAGCCTTTTTAACAGTATCTTCGCTGAAATATATGTAATATGCTTTTCCGTCTTTATCTGCTCTTAAAATTTGTTTGTTAGGAACTAAAGCAGCACCCATTAATATTTTCTTTTCTGCGTCAACTTCTTTTAGTTCTATTTCGTGTTTTGCAAGGGCTATAAAGTTTTCTTCGATAGCAGGTGAATGAACTACCGAAACTGCGTGGATGCCTGTTTGTAAATCGTTTTCGTCAATGATTAATTCGATTATTTTCTTATCCATAATTTTTAAACGTTATAAAGTTGCATTTTGTAACCTATTTCTCTCAAGGCTTAATCCGTTTGCTACGTCACCACTTACTACATAAGCCCTTGTAGGTTGCTGTTGAATTTGTGCTAATTGATTAACTCCCGAACTTCCGATAACATTAAAGTTAGGAGCAACCATACCACCACCACCACCACCACCACCAGCTGGAGCAGTACCACCACCCGAAGAACCACCGCCCTCGAATTTTTGCGATGCAATTTTTGCAACGTTTACTAAACCTGCGGCAACCGCCAAACCTGCAGCAATACCACCTCGAACGGGTGACGTTGGTTCGGGCGGAACAAATTGAGAAGCGTAAGCAGCCGTAGCACTTTGGTAAGTCGAAATTAAAGCCATAGCAATTTGAGCCGCTTTATTAACTTGAAAAGCCCTTCTTGCCGATTTTTCGTTTTTCTTACCAAATAATTCCGTAAGACTTGATATTGTTTCTAAACCTGATTGAACGGCTTTAACTTTAAATGAGTTTGCGTTTTCGTCTATTTTTTGCGCCCTAACTGCTTGCGCTTCTAAAACTTGTTGTTTTTGTTCTGCTGCTAAACGTTCGGCTTCTACTTCGGCATTTAAACTTCCTTTTAATGTTTCTAATTTTGTGTCTCTTAAAACTTTTAAAGTGTCTAATTTCTTAGTTTCTAAATGTATTTGTTCTTTGTTGTCATCAGCAATAGCTTGTCTTACTTTTTCGGCATTATCCTGTTCCGCAAGTAGTAATTGATTGCCTTTTAATTTTTCTAATTTTAAACGCTCCGCCAGTAATTCTTCTAACCTTTTTTTATCGGTTTGGTCTTTTCTTATTTCAAGTTCTATTAACGCATCGAGTTCGGATTTTTTAGTATTAACTGCTGTTTCTGCTGCGCCCTTATCCATTTCTTTAATGGAAAGTTGAAACCCTGCTTTTTGGTTTTCTAAGTCTTTTAATTCTTTTTCAAGACCCTTTCGTGTTTTTTCTCCTTCGGCTTTTACTTCTTCTGCATTGAATATTGAACCTGCAATGAACCCACTAAATTGGCTTTGCATATCGTCCAAAGTTTTGCTTAAATCAAAACTAACTAACTTACCTAACCCTAACGCCTCAGAAACTTTGTTAGCCCCTTTAATAGCCATATCAATAGGCATTAACATTAACTTAGGTAGGAATAATGCAGCATCTAAAGTAAAGTCAACTATCTTTTTTGTTAGGTTGTAATTTTTTATTGCTGCTTCTTCTTCTGCCTTACTTGTTTTAATTACATTTTGTAGTTCTATTTTCCCTAACTCAATAGCGGTATTTACCTTGGCTATTTTTAAATTAAGAATTTCACGTTCGCTTTTACCTTGTAATTTTAAAATATTGTCTTGAGCGTCTAATGTCGATAATTGCTCCTTAGAAGTTTCAAAGTTTTTATGACTTTCTTCGTTTAACTTTTGTTGTTCTGCTGTTACACCACTTACAGCCGCTTTAATATCATCCCAATAAGCTACAATAGTTCCTAACGCAACTAAAAATAAACCGATACCAGTTGCTGCTAAACCCGTTCTAATTCCTTTTAATGCGTCAAGTGCTACCGTTCCTAATTGCTTAAAAGAGTCTTTGGCTTCCATTAACCCCTGTAGCCCTTGCGAAAGTGCCATAACGGATTGAAGCCTAACCATTGTTTCTTGAAGTGATTTACTTTCTACTCCAACTAAACCTAATGCACCTTCAAACGCTTGAAATCCGTCTAATACACCGCCTACTGATTTACTTAACGCATTAAATTTAGCATCAGGGTTAAATGAATCTACTAAGTCTTTTGAGAACCCTATTTGGTCTTTTAATTCTGCTGCTGCTTTTGCCGCATTAATAGCTTGCTGAGAAGTTTCTCCATATTGAGCAGAAACCTTTTGAAGTTCAACAACTGCCTCTTTATATTGAGCCTTTAAACTTTTGCTATTGTCCTGAATTTCTAATTCAATTACCCTTTTTTCTGCCATTTCGCTTTACTTTTAATTCTCTAAATGCTTGTTTCCAAATTTCTCGAATGCTGTCTTTTAGTTCGTGTTTTCCTTTAGCTATTTCGATGTTATCTGAAACACCTACGAAATCACTAATTTTTAACATATCAATTATTGCTTTTACCATTATGCTGATTGTATTACTGTTAATGTTTGAGTCGTTCCATTTACATAAGTAACCGTTACTATCCATTGCCTATCTAAGCCCGTTGTATTTATTGGAACTACTAACGTTACTTGTTTTGTGTCTATATTCCCAACTGCCCACGTTTGATTAGGAACAATAATGCCTATCGTTGGTGGGTCGCTTGTTATTATTGCGCTTTGGTTACCATTTCTATAAGGAACAAGTAAAGGAACAAAATTTAATCCATTATCAACTAAATCAACGTTTCCTAAAAGAACGTCTCTAAAATCATTGTAAAGCGTTAATGTAGCTTCACCACTTGTTAACTCTAATTTTATATCATTAATAATATATCGTTTATCTCTAATAATTAACCTATCATTTAATTGAAGGTTCGTTATTATGCTTAAAGGTAGCATCGATTTAACTGTAGTTATTCTTTGTTTTAAGTCATATAAATTTGACAAGTAACTAAAATAATAAGTAGCAAATAAGCTATTTTGTATTGTTTGGTTTAATATTATTGAATTATCAGCACCAAAATTAAGTGAGTATATTGTTCCGTTTAAATCTAAATCTTGTCCAAATAATATGTAACTTGAAATATTTGTATAAGTTGCTCCGTCTGCTAATTTAATATTAGTTGTAAGTGTTCCTGAATCTCCATAATAATAAAGTAAAGTAGGTTTAGGAATGTAGCTTTGATAATTTTGATTTAAGAAATAACCTAATATTGCTTCTTGTCCTGTACTGCCTACGGAACGAGTAAATAATAAATTTTCAAATGGGATTTCAATCGTAAAATTTCCACCGTCATAATTAAATACATTATTCGTGTTTCCGTATTCTGAGTTAGAAAGTTTAAAATAATTTCTATTTGTAAATGATTCGCTTTGTTGGTATTGAAAAGCTATATTACGGAATAACGAAACTTTTGATATATCTGTAGTTTCAGAATCGATATATTTAGTTACGTCTATTGTAGCCCCTTGATTATACCAATTTTCTAAAGGTTCAATTTGAAAAGAAGTTTGGTTTACTCCTACACAAGTTAAATTAAATTGCTTTAATATTCCTGAAAAGAAATCAGATACTGTAATATCAGGCAAATAATTTGCTATATTAAAATAATCATTAAAAGATGTTATTTGTGTAGGAAATTCACAAAAGTAACTTAAGGTAGTACCCGATAAACGTGAAATAATATACCTAAATTCAAACTCAACATTAACCCCAGTGTTTGCCCTAATTTTAAATGTATAAACATAATTTAAGCCTGCTACATTTTGAACGTTTATTCCGTGAACTCCAATCGTTAAATCATCCCCAATAAAAGTTTGGTCAAATATTCCATTTTTATAAACATCAATAAAATATGAACCCGAACCTGTAATTGAAGTTCTTGTAATTGTTATATCGTGATTTAATACGTTATTTGGGTTGTATAAAACATTAATACTATTATTTGCAATATCAACATATTGAGGTGGGTAAATAACTGAATCAGGAGTAATTATCAAAGTAATTGCATCAAAAATTAAATCTCGTGGCTCACTAATAAAACTCATTAATTGAGCGTTCTTTGCTTCTAAAAATAATTTAGTAAACTTTTCGTCGTTAAAAAAAACACTGCTAAATGTAATATCAAAATATGCTTCTATTGCGTTAAATATTTCTTTAACCTTAATAGCAGGAAATAACTCGGTGTATTGAATTGCTTTATTTGGGTCCGCAACTGTTATATCATTTGTTCCGCCATCCGCATACGTCCAAAGTCTATTGTTTGCAATTAAAGGAAATCTAATCGGGTAATCTGTAGTTGTATCAGTAATTAAAGTATAAACTGTTCCTGAATTATACGGAAATTCTAAACTTGAATAATCTAATTGATTTATTTTAATTTCTTTGAATATATTTTTAAGGCTTGTAAGGTTTCCAAAAAACGTAATAGAGTAATTATCTACATTGCCGTTTTTCATATTCGCCCTTTCGAGCGATATAACCCCAGTTCTAAACGGAATAAAATCTATTTCAATATATGCAGGTCTTTTTAAATTATAATCTATTGTTCCGTCAACATCGTTTTGATAAAAATGTTCAAATATTTTGTTATTAACTATGCTTGCAGGTACGGTAAAACTTTGACTGAAATCAGTAAATGTTTTTGAAATATCGCTGAGGTTTTGAACGTTTAACGTTATGTTTATTTTTTCATCGTCAAATAATTCAAGTCGCTCATATTGTAAATCCGTACACGGTCCTGTAACTAAATATTCAAGTTCTGCGCTTTCTCCGGAAACTTCCCAATCAGTTAAATAAGGGTAGTAAACATCACTTGAAGAAAAATAAGTATAAGTAACTCCGCCTATTGTAATTTCTATTATCCATTGAGTGCCATCCCAATAAATATAAATTGACGGGGTAAACACCGAACTTTCAGTTATTAAATAATCGCCGTCCTCAGTTGTTATGTAATCTCCGTCTTCTGTTACAATGTAATCTCCTTCTGTTAACCCTGCGTTATATTCATACTCGGGTCTATCGTTTAAAAAATCAATTCTTGGCACGTCAACAGTTTGCGACTGCCCGTCAACTGTAAAAGTTACACGAATGCAATCAATATCGGTTACTTGTCTGCCTATGTATATTTGTACCGTTCTCATTAACTAATTGAGTTTATAACATCGTAAGCCATTTCAAATTCCATTTGATAGTTTATTGTTTTCGTGTTTATGTTTTTAAACTTCTCAATAGATTTAGTTTTTAAAATTGCAGGTAAATAACGACCTGAATAATTAACTCTAATTGTTTCACTTAATAAAAGTTCTTCAATTACTTGTTTATAGTTTTCATTAACCCACCCCGTGTTAGCTTTTATAATTCTTTTTCCGTTCGTGTTAAAGTTTTTATATTGACCTTCGAGGGCGTTATAATCAGGAAACACTAAAGGATTTAATTTATATTTATTGTTTTCCATTTCAACATTTTCAGTCGAAGCCTTAAAAAAGAACTCACGTTGCCAACCACCCCAACGGTTTATAAAATCAATTATAACTACTTGATATTTACATTCGCATTGAGGAACAAAATAATAAGTTCCTAA